ACGAGGTAATGAATAAGGTTTGCATTTGGTTACTAATTATAATAATCGTTTTAATTTCTTACATCTATGTCATTGAAACCAAGCCAAAATTGCATAAATCTAATTAAGAGGTTTGAAGGTTGTAGGCTAAAGGCTTATAAATGTCCTGCAGCAATGTGGACTATAGGCTATGGAACAACTCGTTACCCTGATGGAAAGGCAGTAAAGGAAGGCGAAGAAATAAGTTTATATCGTGCAGAATCATTACTAACGTATGACGTTAATAAGTTCGCTTCGCAGATAAAAGTAAATGTAAATCAAAATCAGTTTGACGCTTTAGTTTGCTTTGCTTATAATGTTGGAATAGGTGCTTTTAATGGAAGCACTTTGAAAAAATTAGTTCTTGCTAATCCTGGAGATGAATTAATAAGAAATCAATTTATGAGATGGGTAGCAAAAGGAAGTCCATATACTAAAGGGTTAACTAATAGAAGAAAGGCTGAAGCCGATTTATATTTCAAGATATGAAACAAATAGACATTGTTAAGGAATATCGCAGAAAAAATATGGATATGCCTAACCTTAAACTTGCAAGGATAATTTATAATGATAATCCTTTAATGTTTGCAAATATTGATAGTATTAGAAGACAATTGAGAAAAATTGAGAAAGGAAATTATGATTCTAAAAACAATGCAGAATTCTTTAGAACTGAACCAAGACCTTATAATCCTTACAAGCTACCTGAATCTTCAGAATCAATCTACGAGCCTTATATAATTAAAGGTTTTAAAAAAGTAGGTATTCTTTCAGACATTCATTTACCTTACCACAATATCGGTGCTTTAACCTGTGCTATTGATTTCTTAAAAAATGAGAAAATAGATGCTTTGCTTTTAAATGGTGATACAATAGATTGCCACACTTTAAGCAGGTTTATGAAAGACCCAAAGAAAAGGGATTTCAAATTTGAATTAGACACCTTAAAGGCTTTTATTGATGTCATTAAGAAAGAACTTAAATGTAAAATCTTTTTTAAGATAGGCAACCACGAGAATAGATATGAGCATTTCCTTTATCAAAAGGCAGGGGAACTTGTAGGGATTGAAGAATTTCAGTTTTCAAATATCATTAAGGCAAGAGCAGAAGGGATTGAAATAATTGAATCCAATAGGTATATGAAACTTAATGAACTAAACGGCATACACGGACACGAATACATAGGCGGAATTTCTGCACCTGTAAACGTAGCAAGGGGTTTATATTTAAGAGGTAAAACTTCAGCCTTTCAAGGACATAACCATTCTACAAGCGAACATTCAGAAACTGATATGAATGGAAAGATAACAACTACCTGGAGCATTGGATGCCTTTGTGAATTGCATCCTGAATATATGCCTTTAAATAAATGGAATTGGGGTTGTGCGGTTGTCTATTTAGATAACAATGGAGTTGATTATCAGTTCTTCAATAAGCGAATCTTTAACGGCAAAATACTTTAATCCATTTATGTAAGAATATACAAAAATAGAATCCTATGAGTGAAGAAATAAAAGTAGAGCAAGAACCTACACAGGAAGAAATCAAGGAAATAGAAGAAACATTTGATTTTGAATATACCACACGGATGGACTATGTTTCCTGTGCTTACTATTCAATTTCTGCAGTAGAAGGAATTGATTTACTTTTGCTAACAAAGGATGAAGCACGAAAGATTAAGAAGATAATAAAGAAGGCAATAAGGATAATAGATTCGTGTATAAACGAAATGCATGATGAATTGTTTGAGGATGAAGAAGAAAATTAGGTTTCTTGTTTTATAGGATTTGGTTTTTAGGATTTGTTTTTTAGATTGCGAGGGATGTTTCTACATCCCTTTTTTTATGCTTACATATATATTTATTAATTTAATAACTATTGATTCTATTGAGTTTTAGCGAATCCGAAAAAAAACTTTAAAAATAATTCAAAATAATTTTGTTTTAGAACGAAAAACATTTTATCTTTGATTTATCAAAATAACCAATAAAACTAAAAACAATGACAACTACAACAATCTACAAAACAAAAAAAGTAAATTCAATTAACACTATTACTTGTGAAATTGAAGAAAGTTATATGAATAATTTTTCAATATTAGTTTATGATAATGAAGGAGGTATATTTATTGAAAAATTCGCAGATACTTTTCAAGATGCAAAACAAACAGCAGATAAATTATTTAATAAAGTTTGCAATAAATATTAATCACACAGGGGTGCAGCATCCTTTCAACTGCATAAATCTAAAACTAAACAAATGAAAAAAAGAACAACACTTGCAATCATTATTATTGCTAACCTTATTTTCGCTTACATTATCTTCCAATTTCGTAACTTCTAAATCTAAAAACAATGACTGAAAAAACATCTTTTGAATTATTGCTTGAAGCAATCAATTCTTCTTCAGCAACTCACGCAGAAAAAGTAGTTATCCTTGACAAACTACAGGAATATATTGACTACAAATATCAACAAAACCTAAATCTAATCAGATGAACCTATTAGCATTTTCAATCTACTGGACAATCATTATTTCATTTTTAATTTATCTAAATGTTAGACAAGCAAAGAGATTCAAAAAGGAACTTGAAGAAGAAGAAATTCAGTAAATTAGTAGAACTTTTAACAACCAAATCAGTAAAAACAAAACCACTAAAAAAATGCAACAATCCAACACCATCAGCGAATTAGCAAAAGCACTTGTTCTATTCCACGTTAAAGTGGATACCATTAAGAAGGATGCAAAGAATCCTTTCTTTAAATCAACCTACGCTTCCCTTCCTAACATCCTGGAAGGCATCAATGAACCTTTAATTGAATCAGGCTTATCAGTTGCTCAATTTCCTTCAGGTGAGAATGGATTAACTTCTATCTTGCTTCATGAATCAGGAGAATTTATCTCAGCAGAATATCAGATGCGACCTGTTAAGGATGACCCACAAGGCAGAGGTTCTTGTATAACCTATCAACGCCGTTATGCTTTAGCTTCTATTCTTGGGTTAAACATTGATGAAGATGATGACGGAAATACGGCTACTTTCGGTGGTAAGAATCCACAGGAAGCAGAAGATAACACTAAACAATGGTTGAATAAGGGAACTGAATGGTTCAACAAAGCAAAGGCTAAACTTGATGCAGGAGAAACTACAATGGCTAAAATCAAAGCAGCATTCAAAGTATCTAAAGAAGTAGAACAATTATTAACATCTAAAAACTAAACAATGGTTGAATACTATATTGATTCACATAGTAATGATTGTTTAAGTTATAATGAAAAATACAATAACGTAAATGATGAAATGAAATCACTTGTGTTTAATAGTTATGATGTTTGTAATAGAAATCCAAAACGATTTTTATTTTTTATTAAGAATAAATTTATAATAATCACTTATCATTCTTGTATTTTATACGGACAAAGTCACCTTGATTTTAAGCAGGAATTGATTAAAAAAATTATTGTTAATAACAAAATCTATAATAAATTTGAAATTGGTAGAGTTCATCTTGATGTAGTATTAAAGGAGTATAGATTAAGAAATAAAAATCTAAAAAAATATCACGATGAAATAAATTATATCTATTCAGATAATGCAGGTAAACAATATGCTATTTGCAATGAAATACCATTTATAGATTCAATATGCAATCAAGATGAAATTTTAGAAAACTATAAGATTGCAAAAGAATACTTAATTAAAAATGGATTAGAATATTTATTAGAAGACCTTGATGAATTATATTATTCCAACCATCATTTTGAATTTGATAAAATAGAAATCTTCAGAACTATAGACCATTTAGTAAACAATTTAAAAAACCAAATCTAAAAAAAATGCAAAGCAACAAATCAGTTAATTCAAAAGAATTATTAAAAGAAACATTCAATATGATGATGCTTTTAAAAGGGAAAGCTATTTCAGTTGAAGAAGCAAAGGCACAATCAAATTTAATTAAACAAGCAAATAATTTGCTTCGTTATGAATTAGATAGAGCAGTTGCTATACAAAAGTTTGAGAATATAGAAATAAGAAATATTGAAGATTAATAACCTAAAAATCTAAATTATGTTACCACAAATTTCAGCAGGGTTAACTAAAAACCAAATCAAAATCATTGCTCAAAATTCTATTAACGAACTAATGGATTCAGGAAGAATCCTGGAAGCAGCAGAAGCACTTTCAATAATGGAGAAATTCATAGAAGAAGTAAGAAGTTCAAAAGCCTTTACTGATTATGTTCGTGAAGAAGTAAGTAAGAACGGAAAAGAAATAACCAATTCTTCAGGTGCAAAGATTGAACTTGCAGAAGCAGGAACGAAGTACGATTTCACTCAATGCCAAGACCCTATTCTTGCACAATTACAAGCCAAGTTTGAAGGTGCAAAGGCTATGCTTGATGAAAGAAAGACCTACCTTAAAAGCATTCCTTCTGCAGGTGTAGATGTTTTAATTGAGGATGAAGTAGTAAAACTATACCCACCGAGTAAAACAAGTTCTTCAACCTATAAAATCACTTTAGCAAAATGATGGGCATCTTATTTGTTTTATTAGTTGTTACGATAGTTTCAATTATTTGGGTTAATAGCATTGATAAAATGAACAAAGATTTCCCTGATTATGACGGAGAAGATTTTTTAAACTAAAAATAAAATACAATGGAAAACAAATTAGAAAACCACATCCTGCAAATCAAATTTGAGCAGTATGTTAGAACTTCAACAAGGAGAGAAGAATGTCACGGCTACCATTACTTTACTGATGTAGATGTAAAGAATGTAATTGAATCAATTACCATTGATGTTAATGGACTTGAGATAGACATCACCGATAGATTAACTCAAATTGAAAAGGAACAAATAAGTGAAAATCTTTAAACTATGATTTGGCTAAACTTTAGTACCTGGTACAAATACAAAATCAAAAAGACAAAGAACTACGTTTGGTATTGGGAACGCTTCTACAAGAATGGTCATCTATGGACACCTTTAATAATCTTAAAAATCAAAAAATTATGAAACTTTATTTAGCATTAGAAAATGGAATGTGCCTAAATTATATTAATTTGCACAACTCTCAAACAATGAGATTAAGAGATACACCTTTCACGAGTCAATCTTTAAGGTTTGAAAGTATTTTTTATTTAGAGAAAGACGTTCCTAAATTAAAGGCACTTCATCCTGCAGCAGAAATAATGAAATTTAATAGCCATTACCATTTAAACGTTTATAAAAATGCTATGGAACTATCTTAAAAATGATGTTATAGGTTCTTATAGTAAAATCATTTACGGAGAACAAGGGGATAAGGTAGCCATAATAGGCAGATTAAATGAGATGCTAAAAGTCCTGCACGAAAACGGACAAGTATTCTTTATCAAAGAAGATGGAATTTCAATAGATTATATAACCAAAAAACAAAACAATGGAACAACAACAAAAACAAAATCAAGAAGTAAAAGAATTTAAACCTAAACCTTGGTTGAAGAAACCTGAAGAAGAAAAGAAAGTTCAGGGTTACTATTATGTTAAAGCCAAGTTCAAAAATATTGCTCACGAAGAAATAGAAAAACTAACTCAACAATGGAAATAAAAGAACGCAACAAAACAATAGCTGAACTTTTTGAATTAGGGGTTAGCTATGAAGAAATAGGTAAAAGATTCAATCTTAAAGCGAATAGCGTTTGCGATGTTATTAATAGAATAAAAAACAAATCTTTTGCTCCTGGAATGTTTAACGTTCACGATTATGATTGTTGGATAATGCCTACAAAAAAATCTTATGAATTTAACAACTAAAGACAAAGTAAAATATCTTTTGACTACCTACGCACATTTGCGAGATTCAGATGAAAGTTTAATTGCAAACTATTGGATGAATGAAGCAGGGGGAAAGATGGCTTTAGAAAAAATGTCTGCAAAACAATTCCTATTCAATTTCGTTTCAGGTGCTTACACAAGTCCTGAATCAATCCGCAGAATGAGACAAAAGATTCAAGAACAAGACGAATCATTAAGAGGTAAATCCTATCAAAAAAGACAAAAATTAGAACAAGATGTTAGAAGCAAAATCAGAAGTTTGTAATCCGTGTGTTGAGCATCCTTCCTACTTTAAAATTAATCCTATAAGTAAGCGTTTAAATTCAAATGAAATATTAGAATCTATTTCTAAAATCTTTGAAATACCTGTAACTGAAATAGTAGGTAGAAAAAGAACTGCTAAAATAGCCGAAGCAAGAATGATTGCTGCCTATGTTTTAAGGAAAGACAGGTATTTAAGTTTAGGCTTAAAGCATATTGGAAATATTTTAGGTGGCAAAGACCATACTTCAGTTATGCACCACGTCAAAAGGATTGGTGAACTTATTGAAATTGAACCTGAATTCAGAGTTAAGATTAAGGAAGTATTCCTGGAAACCTATGGAAGTACAACTTATTTTTACGAGTGAGTTTTTCCCTATTGAAAATTGATTTATATTTGTTAAACGATTTGTAAATGAAGAGCGAACCATTTACAAATTTATTTTAGAGAAATCTAAATAAATGCCCTGCAGTTCGCTCCTGTGGGGCTATTTTATTTTTATGGGTATAGAAAAACGTTACTACAATGATGATTCTAATTTAGGCGAATCAACTTTAAAATGCTTTTTATCAGAAAAACTTACTGCAAGATTTGTAATGGAAAGCGGACAAGAGATTCAAATTGTTGATTTAAACACACACGAATTAAAGGAATTTATTTGCGACTTGAATTGTATTTTAAAACAAATTGAAAGAAATGAGTTACATTAAATTAGATAGAGATTTGCTTTATAGCTACTCCTTTGCTAATCCTAACCATCTTAAAATATGGATTTGGTTATTGATTAAAGCTAACTTCAAGAATGCTTTTATTCCTATTAATTTAGGTAAAGGATATAAGACAATTGAAATAAAAAGAGGTCAATTAATCTATGGTAGAAACAAGGCAGAAGATGAACTTGGATTGAATGGAAGTTTAATTGATAGGACTTTAAAAGAATTTGAGAATTTAGGGCAAATTAAACGTGAAGTTAGCAGCCATTATTCAGTCATAACTATTTGTAATTATGATAGTTATCAAAGCAAATCGGATGAACTTGAACAGGCTATGAACAACCAATGCACAACCAATGCACAACCAATGAACAACACTTGCACAACAAATGAACAACACGTGAACATATATAAAGAAGAATTAGAAGAAAAAGAAAGTAAAGAAGAAAGAGAAGTTAGTAGTGCGATTTCTTTAAAAAATTCAAATTTGTTTAGGAAACCTAAAGTTCCAAGCCTGGAAGAAGTTCAAATGAATTTTATTAGTTGTGGTGGAAATAAAGAAATGGCAGAAGCATTTTTCAACAAACATAGTGCAGTTGATTGGTTTATGAAAGGTTCACCGATAACAAACTATAAAACTTTAATTCCTAATTTTATTAAAATTTATAACGAAAATGAATCAAAATCAAAATCTAATAAAACAAGACAACAAACTACCAACGAATCACTTGAGTACATCCAAGCAAAAGGTGCTGAACTCTATGCCAAGTTATATGGTGGGGGTAATGAAGGCTAAAGAATCTGGAATACCATTCAAACAAATGACATATGAAGAACTAAAACTTTCTGCTTATTCGCTAATCATAAAAATGAATGTTATTACAGGTTGGAACATTTTAGACAAAAATTTGCTTGATATTTTCGCAGAACAACTTTCTTTAAAACTTCAGGAATCTTATTCATTCCTAAACCAAAATGAGATAGAATATTCATTCAGAAACTTCACTATCAATGATTGGGGTAAAAACTTTAACCTAACGGCATTAGATGACGTTTTAAAGCCTTATCTTTCATTAAGAAGGGAATTACACACAAATGAAACAAAAGCCCAAATTTCGCTTCCTATGCCTTCACAAGAAATATCGCAAAAAGAAATGATACAAGACGTTGAGGATTATCTTTCTAAAAATACTTTAGAGATTAATTTAATACCTATCTTTATTTATGAATATGCTGAAAAGTTAGGATATATTAATTTAAGCAAAGAAGAAAAGTTAAGGATTTACGAAGAAGCTAAAACATACAGGCAAAGGGAATTAAGTTCAAATGCAAAATCTAACCGAATAGATGACATTATGGCTAATAATATGTTTTTTGAAATGGTTAAAAAGAATGAAATAACCGATGAAGAAAAGTTCAGGTTGCAGAATTTGAGCAAAAAAATAGCCTTTAAAAAATTTTATGAAAGCAAAAAAGATAGACCTTCCTAAACTTAAAAAGAAAGCACAAGAAGTTTTTAATAAGTGGATTCGTGAAAGGGATAAGAATTTAGGGTGCATTTCTTGTGGTGGTAAAATAGACCACGCAGGGCATTACTTTAGTTCAGGGCATTATTCACTACTAACGTTTGACGAAACTAATGTAAATGGTCAATGCTTAAGGTGTAATAACTTCCTTCACGGAAACTTGATTCATTACAGGATGGGATTAGTTGAAAGATATGGAGATGACAAAGTTTATGAATTAGAAAGTAAGAGCAGGAACAATATTAAGAAATGGGATAGGGTTGAACTTGAGGACATTATTTTAAAATACAAACTAAAATAAATACTTTTGTTTTGTGACTAATTGCCACAAATACATTTTAGAGATTTACCAATCTAAAAGGGTTAACGAAATCCTAAAGAAAATTTACCCCCAAGATTTAAGGGATGACCTAAAACAAGAACTTGCACTTACTTTGTTCAATATGGACTGCAAGAAAATAGTTAATCTTAATTTCAAAAATGAACTTCTTTCTTATTCAATCAAAACTTTGTGGTTAATGGCTACTTCTTCTACAAGTCCTTTCTTCTACAAGTACAAAAAAAATGATTTAGACAAAGCTATTAAGTATCTGGAAAGCCAACAAGGTAAAGCATTAGGAGAAAAGGAAGCAAACATTGCTAAAAAGATATTGCTTAAGAAGATTGATAAGTCAGCAAATGATGCACACGAAGCTATAATCTTTAACAAATATGTTGAACTGAATTCTTGCGTAGAGGTTGCAAAGTATTTTAATATACCAAAAGACCACGTTTATTCAGTAGTAAGAAATTGTAAAGAACAATTAAAAAAAGCTATCAATAATGATTAGTAACATTTTAGCAGCGTTCTTATTTAGTTATTACTTTGTGAACATAGCAGGCATTCCGAATGCAGTAAAGAAAGGATTTTCAATGATGCCACATCAAAGAATAAAGCCTTTTGATTGTGTTACTTGTTTGTCGGTGTGGTCTGCAGTTGCTTTGTATTTCTTACCTTCTGAACTATCTAATTTTTTAACAATCATTTTCGGTGCAGGATTCATCGGAAGTAAAATCAAATAAAACTTAAACAACCTAAACAATGAAAAGACTAAAAGAGTTTCTAATAGTTTCTGAGTATAGATTGATTGAGATTTTTTCTTACACTATTTGTGGGATAGAATATTATAGAAATTATAGTAGGTTCTATTGGAATAACAAAGAGTCAAAACAACATAAACAACCTAAACAATGAAACAAGAGTTAATTGATATGCTTCTTGAATATTATGGGGAACTTATGCAACAAAGAGATTCAGTAGGAGTTTATAATTGGCATAAAAGAGATGATATAGTTAACAAAATGAATGCTATTGATTTGTTGCTAAATACACATACTAAGCAATCTTGTACAATGGAATATATTTGGCAATCACTTAAACAACCTAAAAAAGATTAATTATGGAAAAACAAAGATTAATAGTACCCAATAGACAAGTAACATCACTTGAAGAAGCTATAAAAATTGTTAGCCATTTCATTAACAATTTTATTAATAAAGAAATATCAGATGAAGAAATAAAGAAAGCCGCCAACAATCCAAATAATGATGGATATTCTTTTCAAGAAGGTGCTAAATGGTATCGTGAACAATTAAAACAAAGACAATGATTAAAATAACAGACATCCTGGATAAGATGCTTATTGAATTTCAAGGTTCAGATAATAGCGAATTTATAATGAGCGAAGCCAACGTAATAAAACTATCTGAAGAACTTGGAGTTCCCGATTCAGTAGTTATAGATTACAAAGGAATGATTGTAACTGCAATGGAAGGTTGCGATGAATTCAAAATTTACCTTCGTTAATTAAACAAGAGTAAACAATACACTTATGAAAATATTGGGATTAGGTGGTAGAATGTCAGGATGTACTTTCCATAGGGTTACGCTTCCTTTGGCTTATATGAATGGAATCAAAGGAATGGTTACTGATATTCCTACCTATGAGATTTTAGAACAAGGATGGGATATTATTTTTTATAACAGGCTTTCTGCTTTAGATGCTGATTGGGTTGAAGTCAAAAAGCAAATGAATGTAAAGATAGTTATGGATATGGATGATGATTGGGTTCTTCCTCCTAATCATATGAACTATGAATCCTATCTTGAAAAGAAACCTATAATAGAAAATAATTTAAGCGAAGCACACTTAATAACTTGCACCAATGAAAAACTTGCTGAAAAGATTTATCCGTTCAATCAAAATGTCTTGGTTATTCCTAACGCTATACCTTATGGACATCATCAATTCACGGATGCGAAAAAAGAAGATGAAAGGATAAGGATATTTTGGGCAGGTGGTTGCACACACCAATACGATTTAGAAATCCTTAAATATCCCTTGCAAAGATTAAAGCCTTTCAGCGACAAAATTAAAATGGTTTTAGGTGGCTATACTGATTCAGACCCTTATTCAAAATACATTTGGGATAAGATGTTCAACTCATTTACTTGCAATGGTCAATTACCCTGGACTAAATTAGGTGGACTTGAACCTATAAATTATATGGGGTTATATGAGTACGCAGATATAATGCTTGTGCCTTTAGAGAATTCCGAATGGCATTCATGCAAGTCAAACCTTAAGTTATTAGAAGCAGCAGCAAAGAAAGTTCCTGTAATAGTTAGTAATGTAGAACCTTATTCAAGGGATAAAGATGCTCCTGTTTTTTGGGTGAATAGTCAAAAGGATTGGTACATACATTTAAAAGATTTAATTTTGAATCCGAATAAACGATTAGATTATGGCGAGAAAATCCACGAATGGGCAAAGTCAAAATACAACCTCATTGACATCAACGAAGGTAGAAAATCCGCATTTGACAATCTTGTCAAAGCATAAGCACTACTACGATTTTTATATGAGAACAGGCGAAGTGGTTAATTTTTGGCATCACGTTCAAGAGGAAATCTTAAACGCTTACAAGGTAGAGTTCCCACATTATCACTATCAAAGAACTTGTCCTGTTTGTGTAGCTGAATTTTTAGTTAGAGTTTATACTTGGTACGAAAAACAAATATAAAATGAGCGAATTTTTCCATTCAGGAGCAACAGGGGATATAATCTTTTCACTACCTACAATAAAAGCAATGGGTGGTGGAAAGTTATACATTACTAACTTTGACAAGCAAAGGTCTGAATCTATTAAGAAATTGATTGAAGTTCAGCCTTACATAACTGATGTAGAAATTAGGGATGGTTGGAGTCCTGGTTATGACCTTAACCGATTTAGAGATTATGCTTCGCACAATAACAATTTAGTTGAAGCACACTTTAGAGGTCGGAATATACCTATTGACCCAACTTGGAAAGAAGGGTGGTTAACTTTACCTGAACCTAACTATCAGTTATTCCCTGGCATAAAGTATTCGGTAATTAATAGGACTAATAGATATGCAGACCCTAATTTTAATTGGGCGAATGAAGTTGAATATCTTAAGTCAATTTCAGATGAAGTTTATTTTTTGGGTTACGAATACGAATGCGAGGAATTTAATAATAAGTTCGGCACTAATGTTGAATTCATAGATTTAGATTTTAAGCAAGGTGCTTATTTTATAAAGAACGCAGTAATGTTTTCAGGATGTTATTCTTGTTGGTCTACTATAGCGATGGGGTTAGGATTAACTTATAGATTAGAACAAGCTCCTGGTCATACCTGTTCTTCATTATTTGAACCAAGAGAAACAATTATAAATGTATAGCCAAGCAAGACAGGATGACTTTGTTCTTCATATGATGAACGGCAAAGTAGGAGAATATTTAGAAGTAGGTGCTTCGCATCCTATTGACATTAATAACACTTTCCTTTTAGAGCAACACGGATGGACAGGTTTAAGTATAGACATTGACGATTCTTGCAAACAAATATGGGCAGAGAAACGAAAGAATCCTTTAATTATTGCAGATGCTTTAACCTTTGATTATCCACAAAAGGAAAGAATAGATTACCTTCAAATTGATGTTGACCCTTCAGAAGTAAGTTTCAAAGCACTTCTTCAGGTACTTAAAAGCAAGACAAGATTCTCAATAATAACCTACGAAACCGATGCATACGCAGATATGACCTATGTTCAACCAAGTAGGCAACTTCTACAAAGCGAAGGGTATAAACTTATTTGTGCTGATGTTCTTTGTGGCTTCGGACCATTTGAAGATTGGTATATTGATGAATCAATAATTAATGCAGAACTTTTTAAAACGTTTAAATGATAGTACTACCTGCTCAAATAGAATCAATAGCTTCAAGGAAGGACAAGACAATAAGATTAACTTTAGGAACACAAGAACTAAATCCTAATACGGCTGCTCAAATATTCTCAATGAATCAGCAGTTCTGCTACTTCGCTATTAAAACTGAATCTTTCCTACAAAATGAATTAGATACACTTAATGACCTAAAAGCAGACATCAACGCAAAGACACCTTCACAAAGATTAAGGAACATTCTTTATAGGCTTTACGAGCAAGACAATGTAGGTTATAGAGATTTTACTACATTTTACATATCTATAATGGAAACTATTTGCGAACACTATAAAAACAAAATAGATTAAAACCTATGGGTAAGAATAAATACATAGAGAAACCTGAACTTCTTTTAGAATGGTTTAACGAGTATAAAGAATATACTAAAGCCAATCCAAGATACAGGCATCAACTTTGTCAAAGAACGGCTGAAATGATTAAAGAACCTTTAGAAGTTCCTTTAACTATTGAAGGGTTTGAGATATATTGCTATGAGAATCATAAAGTTACATTGCATCATTATTTCAATAATACTGACAATGCTTATGAAGATTATCGTACTATCTGCTTATATATAAAGAAATTAATACGAAATGACCAAATACAAGGGGGTTTAGTTGGTCAGTATAATCCAAGCATAACACAACGCTTGAACGGATTGGTAGAGAAAACACAAGTAGAGCAAGACGGAAAAATAGAAGTAGTATTTGTAAAAGGCAAAACAATATTATAATGTGGAATCCTGCAGATGGTCCTGAAAGCGAAGATGAACTTTAAAATCACAATAAAGTAGGATTAATCATTCATTAATGATGAATTTGATTATTAAGGTATCAAAATTCATACTAAAATAAAGAATTACTAACCCTTGAGAATAGAACTTTCAGAACCACACATTAATCAACAAAGAATCCTTGATAGTTCAGCGAGGTTCAGAGTTGTTATGTGTGGGCGAAGGTTCGGTAAATCTGAATTAAGCCAAATAGAGATTATCACTAATGGCTTGATGGGAAAAAATGTAGCTTATATAACTCCTACATACAAACTCGCTAAAACATTCTTTGAGAAACTTTGCCAAGTTGTTCCTTTTGAGAGCAACAAGTCCGACCTTATTATGACCTTCCCAAATGGTGGTTCGGTTGAATTCTTTACAGGGGAAAGGTTAGATAACTTAAGAGGTAGGAAATTCCACTTCGTAGTAATAGATGAAGCAAGTTTCATTCCGAACCTGGAAGATGGGTGGCTCAATTCAATTAGACCTACATTAACCGATTACAAAGGGAAGGCTTTATTCGTTTCAACTCCTAAAGGCAAAAACTATTTCTATTCGCTATTTATGAATAATAGCAACGAATGGGAATCCTTCAAGTTCAGCACTTACGATAATCCTTACATTGATAAGAACGAAATAGATGA